GCCCGCTCGACTTGACCCCAAGGCAGAACAGTGGGCCGAGGACAATGCTTGGTTTGGCAAGGACACGGTCATGACGCACACCGCATGGGGCATTCACCGTCAACTTATTCAAGAAGAACGGCTTGACCCCCAGTCAGACGAGTATTATGATGAGCTAAATCGCAGACTTAGGGAGACTTTTCCACAGAAATTTTCTCAGTCTGCCCAGAACTCCAGGTCACCGCGCCCCGCGCAGGCGGTAGCACCTGCTAACCGGTCTTCCGGTGTCAACAATGCGCGCCGCACTGTCCGGCTCTCGCCGAGTCAGGTAGCGATTGCCAAAAAACTAGGTGTTCCTCTTGAGGAATACGCCAAATACGTGAAGGAATGAAAATGGACTCCATTGGTAAAATACCTGAAATCAAGCGCGTGACCCGCGCTTCTGAGACTCGCGAAACTACTTCGCGCCGTAAACCATGGACCCCACCTTCCCGTCTGGATGCGCCTGAGCCGCCTCCAGGATACAAGCACCGCTGGCTAAGGATGGAAGCAGGTGGTCAAGAAGACCGAATTAACATCTCCGGGAAAATCCGCGAGGGCTATGAGTTGGTTCGATCTGATGAGTACCCAGACTTCCCCGTACCCTCGGTAGAAGATGGCCGTTACGCAGGGATCATCTCTGTTGGCGGCATGGTTCTTGCTCGTATCCCCATTGAGACAGCTGAAGAGCGCAACGCGTATTACCGCAGCAGGGCACAGGACCAAGTTACGGCAGCCGATAATGACTTGATGAAGACAAATGCTCACAACAGCATGCGTATTGACAAGCCAGTGCGGCAATCGAAGGTGACTTTTGGTGGCCCAATGGCCGACTCTTAATCTTTTAAAGGACTTTCAAAATGGCAAATTCCGACAATCCGTTTGGACTGCGCCCTCTAGGCAACCTCTCTGCCACGGGAGCGCAAAAGCAGTATGGGTATTTGATTAAGGAAGACTACGGTACAAACCTCTTTCAGGGTGATTTGGTACGTATCGTAGGTGGATACGTTCAACAGGCTGTCGCTGACGCGGCTGCCGTGGGCGTATTCAACGGTGTCTTTTATAATGACCCTGTTACCGGCAAACCAACTTTTTCAAACAAGTTTATTGCCAACGCTGCCTTCACCGAAGATCTGCAGGCAGATATTATTGATGACCCCAGTCAACTGTTTTTAATTCAGGCCAGCAGCCAAGTGATTGTTCAAGCTGACATCGGCGAGAACGTCAACATTACGGCAGGAACAGGCAACACGACCACGGGCCTATCAGGCATGACTACTACCGGTGCTCCAGATACCACTGCCGGTAGAAATCTAAAAATCGTTAGTCTTTACGCAAAACCGGGTAACACGTTGGGTGCTTTTGCTCAGCTTGTTGTTAAAATCAACAACCATAGCTACAGCAGCGGCGGTGTAGCTGGCGTTGCATCGTAAGGAGTCTGACAAATGGCTATTTCACGTTCCCAACTAGTACAAGAGCTTGAGCCAGGGCTCAATGCTCTGTTTGGCCTTGAGTACAAAAACTACGAAAACGAGCACACCCAGATCTATGCAATTGAGACCTCGGATCGCGCGTTTGAAGAGGAAGTAATGCTCTCCGGCTTTGACTCTGCTCCGGTGAAGACCGAAGGCGCTGGTGTTGCCTATGACCAAGCGCAAGAAGTCTATACCGCTCGTTACACACACGAGACCATCGCTCTGGCCTTCTCCCTGACGGAAGAGGCTGTGGAAGATAACCTGTACGCCTCCCTGGCTGCTCGTTATACCAAGGCTCTTGCCCGTTCCATGGCCAACACCAAGCAGATCAAGGCTGCCGCGATCCTCAACGGCGCTTTCGACACCTCCATCGGTGGCGACGGCAAGCCTCTGTGTGCTGATGACCACCCGACTTTGTCTGGCCCGGTCCTCAAAAACGAGCTCTCCACTCCGGCTGACCTCAGCGAGACCTCCCTTGAGCAGGCTTTGATCGACATCTCCGCATTCACCGATGAGCGCGGGCTGAAGATCGCTGTTCAAGGCATCAAGCTGATCATCCCCAAGGAGCTTCAGTTCACGGCAGATCGCATCATGAAGTCGACCCTCCGTGTTGGTACAGCGGATAACGACATCAATGCCATTCGCAACATGGGCATGATTCCCCAGGGCTACACTGTGAACCACTACCTGACCGATACGGAAGCCTTCTTCATCAAGACGGATGCTCCTAACGGCATGAAGATGTTCCAGCGTGTTGCAATCAAAACTGGCTTCGAAGGCGACTTTGACACCGGTAACGTCCGTTACAAGGCACGTGAGCGCTACAGCTTCGGCTTTAGTGATCCCCGTGGTATCTTCGGATCCCCCGGCGCGGCCTAGTGAAGTAAGAAAAGGGGCCTTGTGCCCCTTTTCTTTTTAGTGTATTTTGTAGTTATTCCAAGACCCCCACCCGTGCTGACTGGCTTGGCAGACTTAGTAGAGACAGCGCGGGTAAGTGCTACTACACGAAAGGAAGTTCGATGGGTACGACTACTTTTTCTGGCCCAGTGGTTTCTCCTGGCGGCTTTATTGGCCCCGCCTTTGGCGGAATGGTGCCCTTCACAGGCACTTACTTTTATGTCAACCCCGCCACGGGCGCTGACGGCAACTCTGGTCTTAGCCCCGCACAGGCGCTGGCGACCATTACCGCCGCCTTCGCTAAGTGTACGTCCGGTAAAAACGATGTGGTTTTTCTGATCGGTAACGGTCAGGCAAGCGGAACCGCCCGTATTACGGAGACGCTGGCGTGGAACAAGGACGCAACTCACCTTGTTGGCATCTGTTCACCCGTTAACATTTCTCAGCGAGCAAGGATTTCTCACGCCGCTTCGGCTCCTACCACCGCCTTCACGCCGATGGTTTTGGTGACCGGTGATGGCTGTATGTTTGCCAACATCCAGATCTTCGAAGGCTTTGCTGAGTCTACCGCCGTAGTAACCTGGGAAGACCAGGGCGAGCGCAACTATTACAGCAATGTTCACTTTGCTGGCATGGGCAACGCCACCTTCTCGGCTGACGAGACCGGTAGTGCCTGCGTTCTTTTAACAGGCGGCGGTGAGCATTTGTTTGAAAACTGCACATTTGGTGTAGACACCACCCCCCGGACCGTTGCTAACGCTAACGTGCGTCTTCGTTCAGAAACGGCTCGTAACACCTTCGTAAATTGCCTTTTCCCGATCTACGCTACCAACGCTGGTGTTCTTGCTGTTGACGCAAACGCAACCAGTTCGTTGAACCGCTGGGCGCTTTTCCAGGGATGTACCCTGATTAATGCTCAGAACGTTTCGGGTGAGACAACGATGACTGTTGCGGCGGTGGGCAATGCCGCTCAAAACGGCGTGGTTCTCTTTAATAACTGTGTGCGAAACAACATCACCGATTACGCTGCGGCTGGCGATCTGGTTAAGATTGCTAACTCCGTAGATGCTGTTACCGACAACACCGGTGGCGACTTCCAAGACGCATCGTAATACCAGGGGGGCTTCGGCCCCCTGACAATGAAGGAGAAATGCCATGGGCATGTCAAACATTGTAGCCCGATTCCTGACAGCAGACACAGACGCGCTGGATGCTGATGGTGTTTGTCAGGCGCAGGCTGCTGCAGGAGCAGGTAATTTAACCATCAACGGCGCTAAGGCTTCAGGTGGGGTGGCTACTTTTACTGCCGCGCGGCAGATCACGGTAAACAGCTCGGCCAATCTGGCCACTTTGACCTTTACGATCACAGGCACCGATATTAACGGCAGCGCGCTGGTTGAGGTCGTTACGGGGGTTAATAATAGCACTGTGACCACTACAGGCTATTTTAAAACCGTAACGCAGGTTGCAATAAGTGGTTCAACAAGTGCAAACAACGTCATTGTCGGCATGAACGCAAATGCTTTGGACGTGGTCTTTGCTGGATCCATCCGTATTAAAGGCATTTATGTTGTCTTTTCAGGCACTGCTGGAACAATGGACTTTGTAAAAGGTTCTGCCGCTGGAAGTTCTGTGTTTAAGTTTGGGACAGTTAATTCAGCCACCTCGGTGGACAGCATTCACATTCCCGAGGAAGGAATACGGTCTGAAAACGGCTCCTACCTAAAGTACACAGTAGCCACTTTTGCAAACATGACGGTCTTCTTGGCATAAGCAGTGGCTTCCAAGGGCATGGGGATCAAAACCTCGGTGAAGTCGGGTAATTTCCGGCCCACCAAGGCGGGGGCAGGCATGACGGAAAAGGGTGTTAAGGCCTACCGTCGCGCCAATCCCGGCTCTAAACTTTCAACCGCTGTTACAGAAGATAAACCTACAGGTAAACGTGCTGCTAGGCGAAAGTCGTTCTGTGCTCGTTCACTAGGCCAAATGAAGAAATTTCCAGAGGCCGCAAAAGATCCCAATAGCCGCATTCGACAGGCTAGAAAA